GGTACCCACCTAAGTGTATCTTACTTAGTCGTTAACTCGAGCCGGGTTAGCACGTTGGTAACGTGATCCTGTACGGAACACTTCCTCAAAGCTTGCTTCCGCGTAATCTTGAAAATTACCGTTTTCATACTCTGAGATATAAGTTGGTGCTTCTACCCAGGCTGCTGAACCGACGTGAGCGCGCTCGCTCATAGTCTCTTCGGCTGGCTTTGTGTGTACAGCCTCATTGTGGTTCGGACGACCAGCTGGGGTGTTATACCCCTGATTAATTCCATTCTGAAATTCTTGTGGAACATCAGTGTCTGTTGCAACGCCCTCTTCGAAACGAAGTGGTCCGCGAAGTCCCGCAGAAGCTGGTGACATCTTACGCTCGTAAGAAGCACCGACTCTTTCAGGGAATCCTGGGTTAGGCGCAATTGTTGATTCTGCCATGTTTTTTCTCCTATAGGTGTGGATTGAGGTCCTCGGGAATAGTCTCCACCTAAATTAAGGTTTTGTTTCCCTAAACGGATATAGATTTACTTAAAAAACGGGGATGAGCTTACTTCTACAGTAGGCATAACTAATTCTTGCGTTAGAGAACAGGCCAGGGCCAAGGAGTCTACAAAGTCATCGTGGGCGTGGGCCTCGTCTGGGGCAGCTACCAAAAAGTTAGGGCCTTTATACTGAACTTCGGCATCCACCATCTGTTGGTAAAACCGTTTCCAGATACGGAGTCGTCTAGTTTTAGCGTGAGCTGGCCAAGAGATCAGTTGTCGTTGAATTAGGGCTTGCATATGCTTCCAACGCTTAGACTGCTCTGTAGGGCTGGAAGTTACGGATATAACCTCGGCTCTAGGAAGCAGCATCTTTAGTCGTTGAGCTACGGCATCACCAACGCCATTAGCATCTACGGCTACCGCATATACGTCATAGTTTCCTAAGAAGTTTACGATTTGAAAATACTGTTCTTCCCAGTCGTCGCCCTGGATTTCTAGCCAGTTTAAGATTCGATGGTCGTAATACCCAAATTCATCGGGGCGATCCCAGTCAACCCATACAACCGTAACAACTGTTGAGTCCATCTTACGAGCAGGATCAATACCTACCACAACTGGGGACATGTGGTATGACTTTTGAACTTCTTGAGAGGTGTCTCCCAAATCATCCATAACCGTAGAAGTTACGAACATTCCTCGTTCTAGGAGCCACTTGCAGTTGTAGGACATCTGAAATTCATCAGACTCCTCGCCAACTCGAAGCATCTCTTTACGGATAAACTTCTCATAGTTAGCGTTGAACTTAGCTACGTCTTTCCAGTCCCATTGAAAATGGTTCTGCTTTCCATTACGACCGGTCTGCCTACGCTTGTTTAGCTGTATAGCGCGATAAAAGTTATTCTTGGTGTTGGTTGGGGTGCCAGTTTTTACCATAGTAGCGTTGTAGTACGCTCCCATAGGGGAGATAGATTTAGCTACGATAAAGTCGTCAGCTTCTTGGCACTCATCAATAATCATGAGGTGGAAAGACTTAGATTCAATCTTAGCTCTGGGGTTTGCTGTCATCATCATCAGGGTAGAGCCTGAGTTCTTTAATTTAATGTTTCTAGTAACACCCGGGCTTTTTGCAGTAAAGTCGTCAATTTCCGGATCACCCAAAATATCTAAAGCGTGCTCGCTTGTAAGTCTAGATACGGTTCTTGAGTACAAAGTTTCCGCCTGCGCTTGAACAGGGGCAAACATACCTACCCAGATTCCATCACCAAACTTACCTAAAAGATCGGGGTACATCTTAGCTAGTCTAGGTAATATGACCATCAAAGTAGCCACGGTATCCGCAACAGTCTCAGACTTTCCAGACTGACGTGAAGCTAAGGCGGTTATCTCTTCGCCGTCATTAATAATTACGGACTCAATAATTCTTCTAGCTAATGGCTTCTGATATGGGTGCAGATCGTGTCCGACCAACAACTTCATAAAAGACATGATTTTGTCTACAAGTGATGTAACGAATTCTCTAGAGAGCTCATCCAACCCATCATCTTCGTTTTCAAGGTCTTCGTCGCTAAGGGGAGTAAAATCGTTGCTAGCATCACTATGAGAATACTGATCGTCATCTTCTTCATCTTCTTGCTCTTCTTCAAACTCTTCAAGTTCGTCCTCACCCTCTTCGTCAAGAAAATCCTCTATATACTCATCAGCGAGCTCAGTAGGTACGTACAGCTCATCATTTGACATTCTCTCTCCGATGTACTACTTCTAATGCTTCAAAAAGTACTTCTGCGGCCAATTTAGCCTCATCTAGATAAAAGCCATTCTTTTGCTTTTTCCAGGAAGATATGTTTCTTGCTATGTCATAGATAGACGTTTCAGCCCAAGCAAGTAAATCTTCGTTACTTAATAGCTGTATGCGCTTCTGTATACGAGTTAGCTCGCGCTTTGCTGACTTTTTCTTACTGAACTTTATCTGAATCATTCGCTGCCCCAAGTCTAATATTGTCCCAGTCTACCTCATCTTTAGTCAAGCTTCGTCCATTGATAGCGTAGGTTAAGGCCTCACCTTCAGTAAACCCAGTTTTGCTCCACTTACCGACAACTAGGCCTTTTTTGCTTAGTGGTAGGCGCAGTGCGATTCCTCGGCCGTGTCTAAACGGATGCTCAATTTCTTGAGTTTCAGCTTTTTCAACTAGCTCTTTAGGTTTAAAAGAATAGGTAATTCCATGCCAGTAGAACATTCCAAGATCTTTAGTTTTTGCCATTATTTTTTCCTTCTAACTGCTTTGCCAATTTGTGCTGTTCTATAAGACTTATATGCCACATACTGTAGCTGGGAAGGTATTTGTGACCTGTCGGCATAACCCCTAGGTTTGTTATCTAACACATTCTTAATGTATTCCCACTTACTAGAGAGACCCTTAAAATCTACCCACTCGCCATCTTCTACGTCATAGTAGTTGTAAATTACGCCCGTGCTAAAAACTATAGTTAAAACTTTTCTTTTCTTGTCATAGGCAGCAGCTACAGTTCTCGGTCTATCTGGATTACTGGTTGCGGTAGGGGTTTCAATATCTGGCCCACTAAAGTCTGCAATTCCATATAAATCTGCATCTTCAGGCTCAAGTAAATTACCTGAATCCCCATAGTATTGTCTAAGATCGTACCTGTAATCTACAAGGTTGTTGGGCATACCCGGTTGAGTTGTTCCAAAAACTTCATCTGCTTCTCTTAAATACTGCCTATCTTTTACTATGTCTGACTCTACGGATCTAGATACAAGCTTATTTCTAGATATCTGTTCTGCTCTAGCTTGGTCAGATGCACCTAAACGCGATCCTCGGCTTAATTCAGCCGCCATGATTTTTCGGTATTGCTCCGCTAAAGACTCAGACATATAAGGCTACTCCTCGCAGGTATGTGTTTCTAGCTGTGCTTCAGAAACAAGGGTAGAGCAATCGTTGCATCTAAACCATTTTGTTGCTTTAAAGTTATTTTGGGCCGTACCTTCAACAGGGATGTCATCCCCGCCGTCTTCAGGCTGTCTCTGGTAGTCCCACACTATCTTCGGCTCCGCCAGTACTTCCGGTGGGAAGGGGCCCCGAGGCTGGTGCACTTTGTTCGGAACTGGGTGTATCTGTCTTGTCGCTATTCTTTCGACTCTCATTTTTAGATCCTCCCGTAGGTTTTGGCTTATTTAAAACTTCTACGTGTGGGGGTAGAAAGCTGGTGTTTACAAACCAAGGCAAGTTGTCTATGCAGAAGTATTGAACCTCTGCTCCAGGATTATTAAACTTAAATTGGGCTTCATTACCACAAATTACGCATTTTGCCATATTTTACCGCCTTTCAATGAAATATAAGTTTACCGCACATTCCTGGTTGCAGACCCCCTGTAGTTACTGCTACGGTATATCCATGGCTCGGGCAACTGGGCCATCACTAACTACGTAACAAAAGGGTTGCAGTACGAATCCGGCAGACATAGGCCGGATTGCTTTATGTGGGTGACAGTCACATAGGGTAAGAACTGGCCTTCTAGCCTAGGAGATAGTGTGAATTTTAATGCAAAACAGAAAATTGGAATACTAGTAATATGCGCCGCACTTCCGTGGATCCCTCCAGCTTTAGCAGCTGAATCAGATGGAGCTACAGTAACGGCAGCTACCCCAGTAAAAACTGGGTTAGATCTATACAGGGGGGCTACAGAGCTCTCTGATACTGACCTGAAGGACTTGCTAAGCGAAGTAGGATTTAAAGGTCAGGCACTTAGGATCGCTTGGGCGGTTGCTAAAAAAGAGTCTAATGGGCGCCCAAAGGCCCACAATGGAGATACCAGCACTGGGGACAACTCTTACGGGATTTTCCAGATAAATATGCTTGGTAGCTTAGGTACTGATAGGAGAGAGAAGTTTGAACTTGAAAGTGACTTGGAGTTGTTTGATCCAGTAAAGAATGCCCAGATCGCCTACCACATGACAAATGGGGGAAGCAACTGGTCTTCTTGGAAAATATATCCTGGAAAGAACAATGGTTCACGATACGCGGAGTTCTTTGAAGAATTCCCTAAACTATAACATTAACATAAAAAACCCCCCGGTTATTAGCCGGGGGGTTTTTGTTTGTGTTGAGATTATGAAGTTGTTGCTGCTGCGTATGGTGTAACTGTAATTGTAGCTGTTGAAGCAACTGAAGCTGTTCCAGCTGCGACTGACTGAGACTTGATTGTTCCAGCAAGACCAGCAAGGTTTAGAGTTGAGTTGATACCAGTGGTATCTGCAACTGTAAATCCTGTACCAGAAACTGTAATCTGACCAGATGCAACTGCGGTAACTGTAAAGGTACCAATTGCGTATGCTGGAAGATTGACTGGAGATACTCCAGCTGGTGTTCCTGCAACGAGGGTGACCTTAGTTCCAACTGGGTAGTTGGTGTTTGCGCTGGT